ATTTCTTCACGGGCGTTGCTAAACTCAAACGCCGCTTCTTTGGCCGCTTCTATTGGACCAATGATATTATCTTGGATGCCGGTTCCAAAGTTTCGACCGAAGTCACCACCTGTGCTGTCTGCGAACTCCGAAAGTTTGCTCAAGAAGTCTTCCATCGAATCGGATTCTTCTGCCACTTCCTGCACGGCACCTTGGAACTGTTCGGGTATAACGGCAAAAGCATTTTCAAATAATTGTGCCGCTTCGTCTTCAATTTGTTGGGCACTCTTTCCTTGACCAAACATACCAAATGTCATATCTTCGAGGGTACCTTTTTCCTTAAGAAAGTTGGCTGGTGCATCCAATAAAGTGTTGGCATCGGCGGCAGTGGTAGCGGCATCACTAAGGTCTTGGTAGTTTTTAACCATGTCATATATACCTTGTGCTTGGTTAGGGTCGGAAAGAAGTGTTTCCGCCCCTTTAAGTGCCTTGATTTGTAGTAGTACATCTCTTTCCTCTTGGGCTAATTTTAACTTTGTTTCGTAGGATGCGATAAGAGCGGCATCTTCTGTGTTTGCTATATCGGAAAGAGTGTCCTGTATTTCTTTTGTGGCAAAACCAAGGTCTTCCAAGACTTTTGTCGTATCTTGACCATCATACTCCGAAAGCATATTGTCATACAGTTCTTGTGTGAATCCAAAGGTTCTGTTATATTTTTCAAGTGATTTGGTTGCTTCGTCGGAACCCATCTTACCTGCAAGCCACCAAGCACCAAGGGCGATAGCCGCAAGAACCGCCGCTCCAATACCTGTGCTTACCATCGCTATCTTGAACTTTGTCAAAGCCCCGGTTGCCTGGTTTGTGGCAGCGGTTATGCCAACCATACCACCGGCCATTTGCGCCGCACCCTTCGTCATCATTGACATTTGGAAAATTGCGGGAATCATTGATAAGTTCATCAAAATCATACTTGTTCTTGCGGCTTTCTCGCTATCGCTAATCATGGTGAATCCCATACTAAGCATTCCAAGACCCATAGACGATTTCATTAAGGCTCCTTGTAGTCTCATTGACGATGCCACAGTTGCCTCTTGTTGAGTTTGAACTTGGGCTAAACCTGTTGCGAACATTTTCATTTTAGGGAGTAGTTGCATTATCTCCTTTTCTTGTAGTCCGTAGGTTGTGGCTAATTGTGTTGCGGCAATACTCAACGCCTTCATAATGGCGGCGTTTTGGGTTTCTGTGTTGGACTTCATCTTGGTCACATCGTTGACCCTTTGCTTTGCGGCGGCAAGAGTTATGTGTGCCATTGTGTCGCCTTGAACATCTGCGCTGTTCATCATGCCGAGCATGAGCAACCTTCCTTCATCGGCAATCATTTGGTCTTGGACTTGGAGTAGTTTCATCTCAACGGCTAATTGTTCTGTCTTTTCAAATGTCTGCGCCGCAGTCAGCGCGTTGAGGGTTTGAGCGTTAATTTCCTGTTGGTCTTCGAGGCGAAGGATTTGCTTTATGTTGCTGAACTTTTTCATATTGTGCATATCTTGGTTCTGCGCTATCGCATTATCTATGCCCTGTTTTGCTCTTGCATTTGCTAAAACCTGTTGCACTGTTGTGAGTTTTTTATATTGTCCAGCGTTAATCCTTTTTAGGGCAAGTTCTTCTGCTGTGACTCTCGACAGTTGTTCGATTTTTGCTGTGCTAACTTGGTCTTCCAACATAATTCTTTGTTGGGTAGCCGTAGTGGTTTTCGCTTCTGCAACCGATTTGAGAGCGGCTGATTGTTGTTCAATTTGTAGTTCTGTGACTTTTTGTTGTGTTATCATCCGAGCCGACTGTAGTGCCTTAAAGTCACCTTCTAACGCAGTACCCTTGAGCATAGCAATTCTCGATTGTGCTTCGCTTTGTTGGTTGCTCACCCCAAGGGAAGCAATTTGTAAAGCAGTGGTTTGGGACTGCAACCCAAGTTCTCGGTCAAGTTGTGTCAAGTTGATTTTACCCAACCCTACTTGTGCGCCGTAGGCACCCGACCGTACTAAGGTTTCGTTGTTCAAAGACCGTTGAATCTGTTGTTGTGTTTTTAAGGAAACATTTAATGACAAAGCGTTCAAGTAGGCTTCTGCTATCGGGGCGTATGCTTTCCCTAATTGTTGTACTCCCGCCACTTTCCCCATGACTTTGCCGTAAAGAGTCCCCTCTTCAATCATTTGGGCAAAAGTAAAGTTCATATCTGCCTGTGCTTTAGTTGCACGGATAACAGCAGGGGTAAATGCGTTTCCGATGGCCGCCTTTGCGTTGACGAGTCTTGCCTGTTGTTGTTCAAGCAAAAACACATTTTCCTTCATGCGCTTGTTTAATTCGTCTTGCGCTGTATCTTTTTCTGCGACGGCATCGGCATCCAATCTCAAAACACGGGAATGATTTTCAAACAATTTAATCGCACGAACATAGTGGTCGTTGCCAGCAATTGCTTGAGCGATAGTGAGTTTTTCTGCATCTTCAAGGTGCGCGTATCTGTCGGCAACATCTTGGAGAATTGCTTCCATGGAGCGCAACTCACCATTGGCACCCTTTGTTTCGATACCGAACTGTCTAAGGATTTCTGCGTTGCCTCCGGTATCAGCACCAAGACGGGCATACATCATCTTAAGGGCACGACCGGCCTTTCCTTGCTCTTCACCAGCCTCAATCAAAGTAGCGGACATAGCGGCCATGTAAGCCACATCATCGCCAGCCAACTTAGCGGACGAAGCGAACTGATTCATCACATGGGTTATCTGCGACATGGTAGCCGCTGAACGGTTTTCAATTGTGTTGAGTTGGTTCAGCATTTTGATGCTGTTTTGTCGAACGATATTTGCTTTTTCTTCGGCGGTCATTCTGTTGAATTGTTTCTTGGTCAAGTCCCCGTACATATAACCGGTCTGCTGTTGTAGGGAAATCATTTTCTTCATGGCATCTTCTGTTTCCATACCACCGATAAGTCCAAACTGAATACCAATTTCCGTAGCGGCACCAGTAGCGGCACCACCACCAACGATAGCAGACAACTGTGCCATCTTAGCACCAGCAGAAAGGGCTTGCTGGCCTGTAAAAGCATACGACTCACCAATGTCAATAATTTGTTGTTGTAGTTCTTCCGCCCCTTCAAAATTAGCAAACTTCTCAAACTCAATCCGAGCGTTTCCAATCTCTTGAGCAAGGGGAACTGTGCCATCAACAAGGGCGTCCATCATGGCTGACATTTCACCGATACCTTCGGTTATACCCGACAACCCATCGAGCATAAGTCCCTGCAACACGGTGATTTTTGCTTGGGCGTCACCAATCAGCCTGTCGGCTTGGAACGACCCAACTACATCGAAGAAAACACGGGATGCACCAGCCCGCAGAACGAGCATAGTGGCCATCGCAAAAAAAGCGACGATTGGTGATAGGGAAAAAATAATGTTGCCAATCACTTCTTCCACCTTCACTCGCTACGCTTCGCTATCGGGATGCCAAGACCCTTAAGCATAGCCAGCCCATCGCCGTCACTTAATAGTTCTCGTTTTGCCTGTCTTTGTTTGCGACGGGCGACCATAGCATTGCCATCTTTTGCTTTAGTTGTTGCAGAAGAAATCTTGTCGTGAATATCCATTGCTACAAGCAAATCAATCATCATTAAGTCTTGACCGCCTTCACAGTCATATTTTTCCCACAAGTCCGAGGGTAAGACCCCCTTGTAGGCCATGCAAAGTGTCGGGGCTACTCGGAAGAATTGTCCAAAGGGATTGCGCCCTCCGGGTCGTCACCACGAACAAAGCCAAGAAGCATTCGTAGTTCTTCGCTTGTCAAACAATCCATGTCAAAATCCTTTGGGGAAACAATGCTTCGGGGAACCCAATCTTCAATTTGTTTGACCATTCCAGCACCCTTGGATTCAAGGGCATCTGCAAATTGTTTTTGTTGGTCTTCTGTCCATTGCGAGGTGTCAGTACCAAAGTGCATGTGGTCACGGAAGACCTGCGCTTGGATATTTTCAATTCGGAGTTTGGTCATACCACCTGCTTGTCGCAAGGTGAGTTTTGTTCCATCATCAAGTTCAAATTCTTTTGTTAGTACGGGCATTTTTTCTTCACTTCTCTTTCCTTTGGGGGAATACTACTCTCATGCTATAATAGCAACAACGGTTAAAACAATCTCGTTGCTATCTTTCTTTCTGCTCGTGTCGCAAGAAACGATAATGTCATCATTTGCGATTGCGGCTCTCAATGCCGCTTGAACGACAGCCGCCGTTCCTGTGAATTGTAAAACATCAAGGAGGGTCTTGTTAGGGATAACGGTTCCACCATTATTTGCCATCTAAAACACCTCAGTAAGTACCGGACTGTGGGTTTTTCATCACAATGTCCATCATCTTACTGTCGTTGCTACTGAAAAGAGCAACGAATGGCACTGTAAATGTTTGTGTGTCACGACCCGAAACATTTGCGTCGGGTGCTTCAAATCGGATTTTGTAAAAGTTAAAGGTCAACAAATCAGCAACGCTTTCCGAGCCAAATTGAACCTTAAGTTCAACACCACTTCCCGCAAGTTCAAGACCGTCTGCGGAAACCAATTGTGCGTAGGTTGGTTCGCTTTCGACGGAACTGTGGATAATTCGGTTGAACTCAATACTTCCTGTGATTTCCCTTCGCTGTGCTGGTGGGGCACGAACATAGGTTCGGTCGCCAAGACCACAGGCGGAATCTCCGTCACGGTTTAGTGCAATATCAAAAGAGATTGACTTAACAGCGTTGGATGCTGTTGAGTCGGCGTTAAAGAATACCTTAGCATCGGAAAAGTAAAGTGCTTGTAGGGCATCGGAAAAAGATGCAGTTTGACTACTTAGTGCGGCAAGAGTTCCTTCTGCTTGGGTCATAAAGGATGCGCTCATCATACCGTACTCGTTGATTGCGGCACTAACGCTAACCTTTTCAACAACTGCTCCGGCGTAGTGGTGAATTTTTTCTTCACGGGCAATAGCAAGACTCATTGAAATACCTGCTCCTGCTTCTGTGAATGTGTGTGGGTAAAGACCGCCGGAAACTGAGCCGACCGTGTTAGTTCCCATAAGACCTGCAAGGACAAGGCCGGTAAAGTTGTCGTTGATGATGGCCATGTTAATGTCACCTTCGCCATATTCCTTTCCGGTGTTTGACTTTGAAGCACCGTATCGGTTCAAGTTTTCTCTTTGCATCACATCGTATGTGTGCTTAATTGATTCGTCGTCAACTTCACCGAAATAGTAAGTGCCACTCGGTGTTGTTCCGTAGGCGGCTTCTTTAATTGCGGCTACATATCGGTTATTCATATCTTGGACTGCCATTCAAAACACCTTCTCGATAATCTTTTCAGTAGTGAGTTGTTATTTAAGCGTTTCAACGGCGTCGCATATTTATGCGTCGCATATAGGTTAGCGTTAGTAGGTGGGTGCAAATAGTCACTTCATCATCTAATTTTGCTTGTAGTTCCAAATCATATTCAGTAAGACTGTCAGTGGTACCATTAAGACCGGTTGTAGTGTACAACTCATCGAAAACCTCGCCAACGATATTGAGGCACTGTCGGTAGGCATCTTCGTATGTTGTGCCTCGACTTGTCACATAAATTAATACATCGTAGTCTTGGTCGATACGACCACCACCAAGAGCGGCAAAGGTCGGAGAGGATAGTCGTTGTAAAATCACATTAATAAACGGTGGCATGGTTCGGGATAGCATAGAGTTTGAAATGTCGTACCCGTAGTTGATTGATGAATCGTCTAAGTGTGTCTTGAGGTAGGTTCGCTTGCTGTTTCGGATTGCCTGCACTACTGAAAGACCCATGCGAATTAGAGTATCTGTTGTCAAATCGGACGGACCTAATTCATCGGGACCGAACGCGCCCATATCAGTCGCATAAACACTTGCCCACTTTACATTTCCTGTGTCGTTGCCCCACTTAATGGTTTTAGTACCGCTACTGCTGGCCCCTGCGACTGAAAGGTACGCTATCTGTGCGTCGTCGTCTTCGATTAATTCACGCAAATACAAACGAGCGTTGCCCGAACCGTCAAGAGTTAATCTCATAATAAGGGGGGTAGGGTTGTCTTCTGCCATGCTTATGTCCAAGTCTGCGCTTGTGACAGTGGTTGCTCCAACTAATTGTACTTTTTGACCAAGAGCCTTGACTTCGACTTTTTTAGTTCCGTTGTCGAGAGTTAATAGTGTGTTTCCGTTATTCGGTGCTGTTGTGTATTGTATTGCGGCAAAAATAGTGTAGGTTGTGGTAGTAGGTTGGACATTGTATTGGCTGTTTGTGACTACCCAGTAGTCATTAGAGGCACTGCCGTTGGTATTGTTTCGAGTCCAAGTGCCGTTGTTTGTTCCCACGGGAGCCGTAGGGTCTTCACCGTTTAATCGGTAGTTCCAAAATTCATCTTTTGTTGCTATTGCCATCTTAACTCAACCTCTTTTTCATATTTGAATTGAGGCGACCTTCAATCTTCGCCGCAAACTTTCTCATACCTTCGCCGATATAATCAAGATTAGCATAACCGTAAAAGTAAGAAGAGCCGCCAACACCATACCACGGACTGTTGCCACTCATAGTACCAACCTGTCTTCCGTGTACAATCGCACCACCATGCTCTCCCCTGCTTGTTTTATTCTTCCACCTGTAAGTACCGGGATTGCCGAACTCATCGCTATTAAAAGCCGCACCGATATTGTAGGTGCCGTCGGTATCGTCGGGGTCTGTGTGTACACCCGCACCAATTTCACCGCTTCTGCCACTTGGCCCACGGCTACCAAAAATAGCATCGACTTGTGGGTTATCCCCACCATAAACATCACCCCTCCCACCCCTGTCATAAGCAAGTGAGTTAGCAACCTTTGTCGCCAATCCGGGGTACATTCCTTCAAATCCTTTTAGGTACCGGTATGTGTGTTCTTTTGCATCGGAAAGCGTTTTACCTGCGGCTTCCCACATGGCTTGTCCTGTGTCGTTTTTGAGTTTCCTAAACGCCCTATTGAAAGAAGCGTTGTCAATAACAACCATGTTGCCCGCAGAATCTTTTCTTGAGGATATCTTAAAATTAGCCGATGCCATCAGTCAACACTTCCTAAGTGGGCAAGTCGCTTGAGATTATCCATGCCACGCTCACGAAGGTTGTTTCCTCGGATAGTTCCGTCTTTGCTTGAGGTTTGGAAAACGGCTTCATCCTCAAAATAATACGAAGCCGCTATGTCAGCACAAATCTCACGAAGAACATGGGCAAACTCTCCTTCTTGAACTGTGACTCCGGTAGCGTGGTCAAAGGAAATTCCTGTGACTCCTGTGAGGTTGTTGGTGGACTTACCCGTCCATGCAAACGAATCACCGTCGATATTGCCATTTCCAGCGTTGCTAAAGCCCGTTCCGCTTGTTAGGGCCACTGTGGTAGCCCCAGCAGAAACGGAGCCGTTTAAGGTGGTTTCTTTGATAGATTTTGTGGGAGCATCTCGACCGTAGTCACGATAGATTTGGTCAATGTCAATAGTTGCTCGACGAATAGCACCTGTTAAACGGCTTCCAGCCCTTGTGCGTTGTGCGCTGTCAAGTGCAAGTCGAGAGCCTACATCGGCTGTTGAACAATAATATACCATCACATCAACCCCTGTACATCAAGACCAAGGCTTGCTACCATGGCAAAAAAAGCATACTTGAGATATTTTGCCATAAGGGACAACTCAAACACTGCTTGTTCAAGCAGTTGTACTCGCTCGTCCAAAGACTCGACTTGTTGTTCAAGATTCTTGCTCATCCTCAATCACCTGTTTTGCTTCTTTAAGACGGGAGATAAGGTCTGCTTTTGTTCCGTCAACGGCAAGACCGTTTTCGTTAGCAAGTTCAATCAACTCCGCTTTCTTCATCTTCTTAATCGAAGATAGGGAAGGTAGTTTTGAGGCAATATCTTTTAGGTCGTTAGCCAAGTCCATAACTTCGTCAAGAGTTATCTTGCCATCAGCCATCAATTTTTTGTATGTTTTGTAGCCAGCCAGTCCAAGACCCACTGCAATAGCGGCAATTAGTATAATCATTTCTGTATTCATTTTATTCACCTTTGTTGTATAGAACTTCTTTTGCGGCTGAAATCGGAATCACGGTAAAGTGTCGCGTTTCGCCCACCCGATAAATCTTGTACCCGTGGGGTGTTTCTTCAATGTTCACATTGGTATAGCATCTTTCTGGTGGGTAGTACACAATTTTTCCTTTTCTTTTTACACTCATAATTAACTCTCCAAAAATGTTTTGATTTCATCGGAACTCCAATTTGGCAAATCATCGTACCATAATGCTGGGTCCGTGGAATAAACACCATAGCCATTATTGCTAAATGGTGTGTTTTCTTCGCAATGTGACCAGTCCTTTGTAGGGAATCGTGCATTTAGTTTTGACATTAGTTCATTCATGCTATCGAGTCCCCTAACCGTGTGATTGAAATGTTGGTTCTGTTGTCGTCGTAAGCCCTAATCGCAAACCCGTTGCCGTTGCAGAAGGCTGATACATAGACATCAATATCTGAGGCACTTGAAAGTATTTCGATGACAATTGTTTTTTGCACATTCCACGCTCCGGTGTTGCCATTATAACTTTGTTTGTTGCGAGCAGTGCCGAGATTGCGATTTGCTGATGAGTTTGTGTTGTACTCAATCCACATATCCATGTTGCCTGTGATAGTTGATGTACCAAAGAACTCAAACGAACCTACGATTTGGTATATCCCTCCCTTTTTTAATTTGATATAATCTGTGGATGCGTCGGTCACTACTATGTCCGGGTGATTTGAAGCAGTTGTCTGCAAAGTCCAATAGTTTGTGTCGGCCCATGGCATATAATATCTTGCCCCGTTGCTTTGGTTGGGCATGTGTGAGTTGGCGAAAAGACGAGCATACTGATACGACGAAGTGACTTCGGCCCAAGTCAACCCTCCGGTATTGCCACTTTGCGCTGTAAGAGAGTAGCCATTGGTAGGAGAGTTTGATACCTTGAGGTTTGCTTCATCCACTATGTTGTCAGCGATAGTCAGCGCAGTTGCCCCTGTGACTTCGCCGCTGTGTGTAGCGTTAGTGACTTTTGATGTATTGGCGGCGACGGCTGTTGCTATGTCTATACCATCAACTGTGCCACCCACTACTATATTGCCCGCTACGGTTATGTCGGTTGAACCATCAGCAATAGTGACTGCTACTGTTGCCCCCGATGCACTTGTTCCTGTTCCTATTTTTAATCCATCGTTGTAAGCAAATACCCCAGCATTGTTCCCGTCAATAAGAATAGGCTGGTTAAAGTAAAATTGAGATGCACCGGTTTGGATATGCCCGAAACCAGAATTATTAGGGCCAAGTTGCATATAGCCATCATTGGTTTGTATTTGAAACATATTGCCAGCACCCGATTCACCAATACGAACCTTGTCGTCGGTAGCAGGGTCACTGGGGACTGCGTTAAGAGTGATTGTCGTTGCCTCGATTTCACCCGTCATTGTGCCACCGGCCATTGGCAAAGCACCGTCAATTGTTCCTCCGGCATGTCTTGGGCTTCGATACACACCTGTTGCTATTTGAGAAAATGACCAAGTACCACGAATTATTGGTGTTTTCATTGAACGAATATCTGCTCCTTGTGCTGTTGCTGTCTGCGGTCCAAGAAACATAACACCATCTTGTATTTCCAACTCTTCCACACTAAGGAATGTGTTGTCAGTCATTAAGATTTTATGACCCGCTGTGTTGGCCTTTAGCACTACCTTTCGGTAGTAGGGTAGGAATGTAGTAGGATAACCTGTTGCGCCCCTTACAGGTAGTTGTATGCCACTGCTTGTGGCTGTGAACTCAACTGTCGAAAGACCAAAGTCAACTGTTGTAGCATCGGTCATTGTGACTGCATCAAAAGAAAATACTTTTAACCTATCATTATCCGAAAGTGCGCCATCAGGAAGAAAGTTGACGCCCGAATTAATTGCGAATGATGTAAATGTTGCTTTACCGCTTGTTGATGTAGGAACAACATAATCCGGAGCGAATTTACCACCTCCCAATCGCACAATAGGGTGGTTTCCATCATCAAATTTAGTTAATGGTGTAGCACTCCCCGTAAGGACAAAAGTCACACTACCTACATAAGATGCGTTTGAGTCAATTAAAATAAATCTTTCGCTGTATGTTTTGTATGAGCCAAAAAAGTTAGGGGATGAGCCATGTTGAAATGTGATTGCACCCGAAGAACCTGCGTTTAAGATACCGTTTAGATATAACCCCTTTATCACCGGAGCGGCATTTAAAATAACTTGATGCTCAAAAGTGCTTTCAATAACTATTTCCGAAACAGTAAGAGTTCCACTGCTTGTTAAAGTCCAAGCGCAGTCCGCTAAACCTTCGTTGTCAAAAAGTGCAACATCGTTAGCACCGGGTATTGAACCACCTTTCCAATTAGTCGCAGTTGCGGAAGCAGTGCTACTTCCCCCAAGCCACTTAATTGTTGCCATTATATCACTTCAATTTCGTTTTAGTGGTTTTTACCTTTACAGCAGTTCCACCTTTTTCCGAAATAAGGGCGAGCATATCTTGGCCTCTTTGGGAGAAGCCTCTTAACTGTGCTGTCAACCTAATATCTTGCTCTTTCTTTTCATTATCGTTGACATAAGATGGAAGAGTATCAATCATAACCTGCAAACAATCACTTGCGACAAGTGCCTTGATACAGGATTCTTTTTGTGCGGTTGTGACTACATTGGGTGAGTCTTGTGCAAGGAATTTGTTATTTCTTGCAGATTTGTTGACTTGTTCAGTTCTCATAGAAATGTACTCATTAATAGTACCTTCGTTAAGACCACGAGGTCGGTTAAGCAAGTCTCGAATGTTGTCGGTTGTGACTGTCATTCTTCTTCACCTACTTCGTCCACAGGCCATCTGTCGTTATAGTCTTTGGGTACCTCAACGATAGGTGTACCTTTTGGAGCGGATAAAGCGCGACCTAAAACAAAAACAAGTTTTGTCTCAACAATATCACGAGCCATCCTTGAATCGGGTAGCCAATAAGTTTCTCGGTCGGGAATAAGGGTAGCAGGGCTGTTAGGTTTGCGAGAACTTGGTCGGGCAAGTCGTATAAGCCAACCACTTCCACTCATCCAGTGTTCGTGACGGTGTTGAAGGTCGGCAAGTTTCGCACCTTTTGGTACGGGAATGCCTAAGTCGTTAAGTTTTTTAACAAGTTTTGTACGCTCAGTCATTGGATTCCCTTCTTTTTACTACTCTTCTTCACTTTGGGTTTAGTTGCCTTAACCGCTTTCTTTGGGGGTATAACATCGTAGTCACCATCGTCACGAAGACGATAGATTGACCCGTCTGCTTCTGTCCACTCTTTGACTGAATCACTCAAGGTGAATCACCTCAAGCAGGAATCATAAAGGAGATATAAACTTCACAATCGCCGCCAGTGATAGCGGCTCCTGCGATTGTCAATAAGACACTTGTTGCGCCTCCAATAGTAGCATTGACAGGGGAGCGGAAGACCGAAGTAGCCTTCACAAGTGCGGCGTTATCGAATGCTGTTGCGGCTAAAAAGTTTGCGACACTGCCTGTGATTCCCAAAGCAATTGTAGCACTGCCGGAAGAGGCAAATGCTTGTCCGGGAATGATAATAAGCGAGTGAATAACTGCACCAGCAGGTATTTGTTGCGCTCCTTCGGGACCGACAAGAGTTTTTGCTCCGGTACCTTGGCTTGCGCCGTCAAAGAGGTACTTTTGAGTTTGCATCAAAAGTCCACCAATCTTGGCATCAACTACGGAGTCATTGGCAAGTTTGCCTGTGCTGACTGCGAGGTCTGCAAGGTCGGTGGTTGCGATACCGCCGGGTGCGACATACTTTGATTCAACAAAGTCTTGGAATTTACGATTCTGTGCCAACTAAATCACCTCAGACTACACCAGTAATCTTGGCAATTCGGTTTGACTTACCAGATGCGGCACCATCTTGGTGTTGATGGACAATACTGCCCATGTAGCCAGTCAAGAGCCAGTCAAATCCAACACCCGGTAGGCGAGTCAATTCAGTCTCTTGGTAGCCAGCACCGTTGTATTGGAAGAACTCGCCTGTTTCTGCGCCCGGAATGAGCAAGAGAGCGTCGTCTTCGATAGCACCGGAGGAATCGGTTGGAAGCAAAGACTTACCGCCCGTAAAGTCACGGGTGTAGTAAATGCTCATGGAAGCGATTCGGCGCATGTGGTCTTGGAGGGACTCGACGACATTGCCGTAAAGTTGAGTGTTCAAGAGAGCACTGCGGGTTGAAGCAGGTAGGACAAGAGCCATTGATTCATCTCCGGAAACACGAGCGTTTGCGAAGATTTTGTCCATGGTCTTCAAGAGGTCGCCTTCTTCATCAGCAGTAGCGGCACCGAAAGTTGCGGTAGCGGCTTGTGTCTGTCCAGCACCACCGTGAAGGGTGGAAAGAATGTTGTTGTCGATAACATCGGCTCGTCCACGGACAATTGCCATCTGTTGTCGGTCAATGTTCTCAAAGGATTCGCCACGAAGTCGAACAGTGTCGAGGAAGACACATCGGCCTTGACCCTTCTGCAACTTCACAGTGTAGTTGCTTGTTCCAATCTTGGTTGGGTCAACAGTTGCGGCATCGTCGAGTGGGTACGAGAATGTACCTTCAACACCAGTGTACCACTTGAATTCAAGCCAAGGGACAGTTCGGGTTCCAATGAGTTGTGTTCCGACTGCAATGCGGGTGCTTTGTAGTTGGATAAAGTCACGGAGGGTTTGTTCAAGAACTGCGTCACCGGTACCAAAAGGTCCAGCGGCGGCAGATGCGTTCATAATTTGTTCGAGGGATTCGTTAGCCATTATATTCACTTCCATTTTTTATAATCAAGCAGTGGCCGCACCTGCGGTCATAACTGGAATCATTTCGCCCTCAGTTAGAGCGGCTGAGTTGCCGGTAGCCAAAAGTGCGCTACCGGTTGCTTGTCCTTCGCCCACATAGATTCCGAGAATCTTTGAAGAGTTTGCGGTTGATGAAGCAAGTCCATTTGCCTTTGCATAAACAAGGCATCCGGTGGTGTATGTCTTTGATGCTTCGGATTGAACCATTAGAACTCCGCCCAATGGGAAGAAGGAAACAGTTGCTCCGGAAGTTTCAAGAACTGATTCTGCGTCACGAGAACTCTCGCCAGCAGTGATACCGATAGCGATTGTAGCCGCTCCGGATGCAATGACTTCGTTGTTTGTTGAATCATTTGTGATAATTCGTCCAATAGAACGGAAAATTGTTGCATCTTTTACCTTTGCGTTTCTTGGGTCTGTTCCGCTAAATGCTACCATCAAATCATCTCCTTCATTTCTTCAAAGTTTGGAGCGCAAACACGCTCGTCCTTACGCTCGCCACCACTTAGAGTCTTGTTCCAAGATGATGCCCAAGCGTTCCATGCTTGTGCGTAAAGAGTTTGTGGGGTTGAAACAATTTTACCGTTAAGGTAGTTTGCGACAACAGGTTCCGAAATTTTTGCTTCTTCGGAAGCAACTGATGATTCGGATGCTGGAACTGCTGGGGCCATTTCGACCACAGGTTCCTTGTGAGTGTCTTTCCACGATGCAATGAGGGAAGTAAGGGTGGTTGAAGAAAGGTCATCATGTCCCTTAAGACCAAGTTCGGAAGCAGTGCTAACAAGAACTTGTCGGTCTTCTTCTGCCTTAGCCATTTCAATTGCTTTCATTTCTTCAAGTTCAGCACGAGCAAGAACGAGTTGTGCTTGCAGGTCTTCCATCTCGTTTGCTACGAGGGTTTCTGTGATATTATCTTCTTCGGACATACTTGTTATCTCCTTTCGGTATTCTGTCGAAGATACAGTTTGACTTATCAAGGTTTCTTCTGTGGAGGCTGTTCTTTTACTGCGAGAATGGCCTTTGGGAAGTAAATCATTGTCTTGCTTGTAGTTGGGATTTGATGGCCTTCCGGTACGAAGGAGGTGAATGAAAGCATTAACTCGTGCGACTCCCCAGCCATTTCTTGACATATTGGGAGCGTGGCTTGTGCTGAAAGCACCAGCACCACGACGGAAAACAGTAAGAAGTGCGCCCATAGAGGCTTTACTTCCTTTTCCTTTTTTGTTATGCTCTTGCATTTTGTTTTGAAGTGTTTTGCGAGTTGCCGGTGAAACGACAATTTTAGAGTTAGGCTTCTTTGCGGAACCGGGAGGGTTTTTCTTAGAGCCTTTTCTTCGCTCGTCGGGTTTAGCAGGAGTTTTGCGTGGGTCATTTTTTCCGGGCTTGCCGTGTTGTCCACCATGTTTTGCTTCTGCATTTTCTTCAACCTTCTTAACTGACTCTATCGTTGCACGGTTGTACGCTGGCTTATGAACTATTGCCAAGTGGTCGAATGTAAAATCATTATCAAAAACCATACCATCTTCATTAGCGGCAATAGGAATACCATAGCCACCAATACTTACACCGTATTCGGGTTTAAGCCATAATCCGGATTCAAGAGCCTCAAAGAGTTCTTCTCGATAAACATGGGCAGTGTACTTTACTTCGTATTTTTTATCGTCGGGATAACTTATTGTTGCGGAAATAACTTTTCCTACATTTGCTTCATCGACGCCACCATCCATATTGCGTTCAAAACCAATATCTTTTGCCTTGGGATGATTAAGTGTTAAGTCCGAACCAATCATTTGCTCAAGAACTTTTTCAGCACCACGCTTTGTGATTGCCCACTTGTTCTTGTTATATCCTTCGTGGAATGCAACACCTTTAATTTCAAGAATGTTCTTTCCTGTTGATGCTTCAACTTTGGCAACAATTTCATCAACAGATAGTTCCATTGTGACATTTACTGATTGGCAAGAACCAGCGACCATTTCTTCTCCAATAGGACATTCGCCAGCCATAGCCTTTTCTTTGTCTTTATTGTAGTATGCTTTCTTAGGAATATCTTTGCCCTTGTTTTTACTCATGTATTCTTCATGGTTTTTTCCGGGCATGAACACTTTTTTGCCATCTTCTTCATGTGAATGAAAACCTTCTAATCCCATTTCTTTTGCTCTCTTAGAGGCTTCACCGGGATTATCAAATACATCTTTGCTAATCATTTTTGCTTCGGCTGATGTACAGTTTCCGCAACATGGTTTGTCTTCTGCTTCTTCAATACCTTCTATGACTTCGCCTTCGTTAGAAGACCATAGTTCGTCGTAGGATGCTTCGACTTTGTTGGTTGACCATTGTCGGCAAGACCAATAGCCCGGAGTTGTTCTATCTTTCTTTTCCGCACAATTATGACGGTCACGGAATGCCTTTCGTCGCTTAGGGTCGTCACGCTTGATTTCCATGTTAGGGTCGCCAAAGCGAACAATAACAACTCGACCTGCACCGTTTTGCACATATACTGCAAATTTCTTAGCACCGCCTTGGGTACGGAATGGTTTGTTGAGTGTGACTTTTTTGCCTTTGTATTCTGCGGCTTCGACGGTTTCTTCATCTTCATCTTCCTCGTTGTACTCATAGGAAGCCTCTAAACCTTTCTTGTCTTCAAAGTAAGTATTGCACACTGCGGCCCTTTGAGCGGGGTTGCCGAACTCATCAACCATTTTTGAATCGCCCATGCACCTGCCCAAATAATCGTCTTTCGACTCACCTTGCTGAACATCGGGCATGTTCATGCGACGGGTCGAGTGTCTTTTAATCCATTCGCCAAATTTGCTGAGATTCGTCTAAAATATCCTCGTATAGGGATAGCGACATTATATTTTGTACATCATAATACGAACATACTTTGTGATAACCAAGATGCAAAACCGTCTTAACAAGCATCGACATTTTTACTTCTTCGATGGGATTTAGAATTGTTATTTTAGGCAGAACACTTAGCAATGCTGAGTTGTTTCTTTCGCTAAGTAAAAATGGATGATATTTATTTTTACGGTATTTCTTTTTTACATAAGTGTTGCCAACAAAAGCAAACTCATCAAGTATTAATGAACCGGTATATGCAACGGGAATGTCATCAACAAACAATACCCAATAATCCATGTTGTCAAAAATCTGCGGATAACCCTTTTCGCTTGGAAGAAGTAGGTCTGCTCCCCACAACTTTTCAAGTTGTTGTCTTGTAAGACAATCAACAATCATCTTTTCTCAAAGCCAACTTTATGTTTTCGCACATCATGTACATGGTTTTGAGCAGTTTTTTCCATAACCATACGGTGTTCATGTTGGTCAGCACGAACCTCACGCTCATGCTTAAGTTCCATTGGGATATTGTCGATTTCAACAGTTTGTTCGGACTCCCACATGCGAAGAACAGTAGCAAGTGCTGGTGCGGCTACGCCACTAATGATAGCGATAAGCGCAATGAAACCATCAAGATTAACCAAAACAACATCTGGTTTCCAAATACCCATACCCACTACGGCCCCACTTGCGAGAAGCCATAAGTAAATTGCTGGAATCACAGTTCGTGACACCATTTTATCGTTAAATGATTTATTATTCTTCGTCATCTCTATTCCCTTCCTGTTGATTTGTTCGTGGCAGTTCTCCGAGTTTTGCTTTACTTTTATCGTTCCGCATCGTTCCGTCTTCTGCCGGTTGTAGTCCCACTATTTCGAGTGACTCATTAAGTGTTAGCATACCTGCTTGCCAACCAAGAACGGCTCGCTTCATTGAGTCCATCGGCGATTCTTCTGCAATAGGTTCAAAAATAAAGTCCGGCATATCTTTCATGGTGTGACGAATACCCTTGAGTTCAAGTTGTTTTGAGAACAATCCCATAATTCCTTGTTTGACAATCGACTGCAAGCGAGCAATTGCTGTGTTAGCCCACATATTAGCGTTGTAGGTGGCCGCAAAGGTACTTCCTTTCTCTTGCCCTGCGGCGACACGAGGAACATGCAGTACAGCCGCTACATTGGCACCTACCGTATCAAGGAAGTTGCTGTTGTCGGGGATAGTATTCTTAAGGTCAACATGGTGAAGCGAAACATACGAAGGTAGGATTGGCATTTGGTCGCCCCTAAGCCCTTCAAACAATTTGATGACTTCATCCATAATAACACCAAGCCTTTCTTCTTGTTCGTTAGGGTCAGTGATATGTTCGATAGCGGACTTATCAATGGTGATAAATTGCTTAGTAAGAACATCTTCAAGTGCAATACGGTTGTTCATGGTATTGTACTTTACCCTTACTACTTGTTCAAGAGAAGAAAAGCGGGATTGACCCCACACACCGTAGGTCTGTCGCAGTTTTGTATCTTCAAACCAATTGCTTTTGAAGTCGGTTCGGAAGTGAAGGATTTCTGAACGAGGGAATACCATAGTGTCAATACCTTGTTCTCGGAGAATGTAAAAGTCATTCGTCATAATTGGACTGTTGGTATCTGCCGTAAAGGGCATTCCGTTTTTGCCTCGGTTGTCAACAATTGTGACTTGTCGAATAGGTAGGCTTTGAATGTTGGTGATGCCGACGCCAGTCTTTCCTACAAGTTTGCTTATGTCATTTCCGTACACTTGTAGGTTTCTGACTGCGTTAATGAGGAAGTCATCAAAGTCGTTGTGTTCAACTAACTCTTCAATGGCGTTGCGTATAGCGGTGTTTTTAGCCTTCTTGTAGTCAATGCGGTAGTGGTTAGCAGTGAGGGCTACGCTTCGCACTGCGCCGTTTAATTCGGGGTCTAATTTGACCATATTGTCGTACAGGTCAAACTTGTTAAGGAAGTTGGTATCGTTTTGAAATTTTTCTGTTTCTTGGAAAATGTTAGGAAGGCCAGCGGCAACCGAAAGAGAAACATTAGAACCTACTCGGAGAGGTTTTTGCTCCGCAGTCACAGGTTGGCGGCGGAACTTATCAAAGATACCCATGTTGTTGTGGAGATATGGAATGTTTTATCAATGTGGCGATTTTTTCTTTCTTTTCTTTTCTTTTTTACAAAAAGAATTATCTTTGGAGCAGTATAGTGGTTTTTACTTATTCTTTTTTTCTTTCTAAGGGGTTTAAGAAAAAGTAGTATTAACCTTTAATCATAACTAACAGGGGCCGTGGGGGTGAATCCCTATGAAACAATAAAAGAATAACGACTTTGGTATTTCAGTACAGTGTTTTATTCTTTTTGTAAAACAATAATCAATACAAAGATAAAGGTTCATAAAGGGTTCATGCGTGGGAAGGATTGATGAGAGCCTCACCGGAATATGGAAGCGAGTTAATCGCCGAGCATTTTACAAATGACCAACCAATTTTGGTTTTGGCTCGCAAATTAAACAGTATTGATGGCAACAAATCAGTCAAAGGTTGGGAGATGTCAATTTACCGATACAAGAATGAAAACAACATTCCTAAAAGAGTCAAAAACAAACCACCTCAAGTAAGCACTGAAACAAACACCTACCACTATGACGCAAAAACAGATGAATACCATACCTTTTTGTCTGTTGCTGGTAAAATAGTGACAATTCCTGGTGAACAACACCGGGCTATGAAAGAATCGTACAGCAATATGGTCGGCAAAGCAGAATCAAGCAAGCAAATTTGTCGAGAGCATGAGTTTCCTGAAATATGGTTTGGTGAATACCGTCGAAAACACAACTGGTCACATGATATGTCACCATTTACTGATGAAGAAATCAAAGAAAGCACTACTGATACTCTTGTTGATGATTTACTTTCACGGAAAAAGAACACATTTCACAAGTCATTCCAAGAAAAAAGGTGGAAGGCTGTCGAAAAGTCTGCTGAAAAATATGACTTGTTTGAAGAACAAATTCTAAACGAGTTTAAGGGTCTTGTAGCCAAAGCACCAAGCGAAACAAAGCAAATGTCAATGGTCGAAGATTCCCTTGAGTATGCTCTTGTTATTAGCCCTACTGATTTCCATTGGGGCAAATACGGATGGGCAGATGAAGTTGGTGAAACATACAACTTTGAAGAAGCAAGAATACGATTGATGGAAAAAACACAAGAGTTAATTTGCAGACTACCAAGCAGACCAGAAAAGATTATCTTGGCAACCGGTAGTGATTGGTTCCATGTCGATAATGATTTAGGAACAACAACCAAAGGTACTCCACAAGATATGTGCGGCACTCCTGCTGAAATCCTTATGACCGGCTGTAAAATGGCTCGTGAACACATTGAGTTGCTAAGACAAGTGGCTCCTGTTGAAGTTGTCTTTATGCCCGGAAACCACGACCGTATGAGCGCAGTTGCATTGATGATGTACTTGTCAGCCGCATACGAAGATGCAGAAGACTGTGAGATTATCGTTAGTGCTTCCACTCGTCAATATGTACACTATGGAAACAACTTGTTAGGATTTATTCACGGTGACGGAGCAAAGAATCTCGTTGAGTTAATGAGCAACGAGCAACGCGCTTTGTGGGGTCAATGCAAACACCACACATGGTTCCACGGTCATTTACACCATCGACAAGTTGTTGAAAAAGGTGGATGCCTTATTGTTCAATTGCCAAGTCTTGCAGGTCACGATAGATACCATGCTCGACAAGGCTACACGACAAGTATTGCTGGATTGTCTGCACACTTTATTGACAAAGAAAAAGGACTTGTTGGTACACTCTTCGCTCCGGTGGAGGGTGAACATTGACAAACCCCCAAGTAAAAAAATACCGAGAATGCCAAGCATGTGGACACCGTTGTTATTCCCGTTATACTTCTCATAAAAAATGGTGTAAGGTACAAAAGAAAATGGTGTACTGTGGTTGTTTAAGGGTGATTAGGGATGAATCGTGAACATGTTGTCTGCACTGCCTGTGGGTGGGAAAGTAAAGGTCTTTCTCAAGCAAAGGCTTTTACGAGGATTTGTCCATACTGCAACTTACGCGCTTTGCGTCCTTGGTGAGATTATGAACATAAGAGTCGATATTTACTGGAACTTCCCGATTAGAATGTATGTGATGCCGAATGTCAAGAATTAAACAAGCACTATCTTTTGAGCGAGCAAGAAACGATGTTTCTTACTTTTACCGTTGGCTTGGCTATTCATGGGGTCAACACATTGGTGAATGGATGGAACTTTACAGTGACAGAAAAGGTTCCCATGTACATCGTGTATGTATTATTGCCCCAAGAAGTCATTCAAAAAGCACTACTCTTGGCGTAAAACTACTTCACATGAGTTTATTTCAAAAATTCAATAACAAACCTATGGACATTTGGTTGTTCAGTGCAAGTCAAGACACAGCAGTTCGTCGGTTGGCTGAAATTCGTAAGGATTTAACAAGCCACAAAGAACTTGCTCGTTATATCGACCCTAAGAAGGGTGGTAAAAAAGAACTGTGGCTAAACAATGGCGCAGTTATTCGTTGTTCTTCTGTTGGTAGTGCCATTCGTGGCGACCATCCAGCGGTAGTTGCTCTTGACGATGTGTTGCTTGATGCTAAAAAGGAACTTAACAATGAGCAATTAAGACATTGGCTTCGTAAGGTTGTCATGCCTATGCTTGACCCCGGCGCATTCCTGTATTGTGTTGGTACGCCGATGAGTATGGCTGACCTGTATCATACGGAAATGTTAGAAAACTCACAATGGAAAAGCAAAACATGGTCTGCAATCCCTAATTGGGATGAACACAAACATGAACCGGAAAAGTTAGAAGCGTTGTGGCCGGAGTTTCGTCCTATTGACTTCCTACTTGAACAAAAGAAAGTGACAGGTGACTTAGAGTTTGCACAAGAATTTCTGTGCAAGGTGATTGACGATGAAGCCGCAGTCTATCCTCGCAAACACACACGAGCAAATATGGACTTAGAGCAAGTGTTTGATACAGAAAAACGACCGAATTGTAAATATGTCGTTGGGTTTGACCCGTCACAAGGATTAGGGAAGGACTACTCCGTTCTTGTAGCAGTTCGTCAAGAATCTGATGGTTCATTAGCGGTTGCGAATGTGTGGCGAAGGAATGACTTTTCCCCCGATAGACAGGCTGACATGATTGGTGAATGGTGCAAGAAGTACAAAGCCCCTCTTTCGGCAGAAGATGTAGGGTTTCAACGATTGTTTAAAAGTTTGCTTGAGGCTAAAGGTATTGCTGTGGAATATCGAGAGTCAAGAGTGAGCAACAAGGGCTTGAAGCAAGGTCTTTTGAATCGGCTGAGGGTTTGGTTTGAGCGAGGAAAGATACAACTTCCTTATGGTGACGATTCAACACGAAGGGTCGTCAATAAAATGCTTGAAGAATTAGAATCCCATGCTTGGAAAGATGGTGAAATCGTCGATACAGGAAAACACAATGACTTGGTGATGGCATTAGCCCACGCCATTGACCAATTCTCCCATAAAACCGATTCGGTTCCCTTTGCAGGTCGAGCCATGGGCAAAGGTGCTTGGCAAGGCGGAAAGAAACGAAATAGTGGACGGTCAATCTTTAGGGCCGTCGGTCGTCGTTTATAAGGCTTTACTCAAAAAAATTGCTCCGTATTTTTGACGGTGCTAAGCAATGCAGTATGTGTGCCGTGCGTCGGTCTTTGGAGGCAAATGGATGCAATGTCACCCACCGCCACCCACAAAGAATCCAATCCTTGGGGTCATAGCCTACCCGTACGGGCCGTTCGTGGGTGCTGGGCGGTATGCGTACCATCGCACCCCATGCCGTGCGCTGTAGGGGTGCTTAGAGGCTTGTTTTCACTTTGGGTGTGATTTGACAGGTGGCGACCGGTGAAACAGGCTCGCAGTACAGCGTTTGGCTTAAAAAAATGATCATTTATTGCGATTCCAGCCTGTTTGGGCACTTTTTGAATTAAAAAAACCCCCCACCGCCGAGGCGGTGAGGGGGTGGCTCTATGGTCGGAATGGACCGTGCTGTGAGAGTGGCTCAAAGGCTCACTGAGTTGCCTTGAACCGTGCTTCAAGAGCAAGGCCAAGGAGGGTCTGTTGCTGGCCGTCGATGCACACATCGAAGGACACTGGGACCACTGCGAACTCGTCCCGTCCCCAGCCAGTTGCGGGCTTGGTGCGACGGGTTGAAACGACGCTCATGCCGTCGTCGTCGTGCATCAATGCGGTGATGGCGTCGGCGGTGGTTCGTCGTCCGTTCATCATGTCGTGGAGGACAGCCACGAGGTTGGAGCCGCCGGTCTTGGTCAAGCGAACAGCCTTGAAGTGAACTCGGTGTCCACCGTAGGTCTTGAGGCCGCCGTTCTGCTTGTCGAGGACAGGCAGGTGCAAGGTGAGTGAGTTCTCACCCATTTGCGACTTAGGACAAGCGCATTGAGGGCATCGGCTTTTGTGCTGTGTGACCTGTTGGAAGCCGAAGGCAGTCCGGCAGTTGAAGCATCGGAGTTGGGCAGGGTGGTAGGTGCTGAACCACGAATCAACGGTGCTGGTGTTGATGCAAAGGTGTGCCTTGGTTGCCTCGGAGCCACCTTGAAGGGTGTAGTTGTGAACGGTGGTTCGTTCGATGCGGTTGGCCTTCTCAGCGGCGTAAATTCCACGCTTCTCAAGCGACAACTGCTTGAGGGTTTTGAACGAATCACGAATGAGTTCTTGTCCGTCAATTTCGATGTATCGAACCAAGTCTCCTTGAGTCAATCCGAAGGCTTTGATGGCTTCCGGTGTGGCGTCAATCCATGCCACTTCTCCGGCGTCCTGTCCACTGGTTTCAATGGCGTCAATGTTGGCGTCGGTGTATGCCTTGAGGCTGACCAAAGCGGCCATGGCTCGTTGAACGGTTCGGTTGTTGAAGAGGCCATAGGCTTCGATGTCAAGCAGGGTTCGGTTGACTGGTTGACCGGTGCCGGTCACGAATCGAACGGTGCTGAAACCAGCGTTTGCGATGGCCGACGGGCTGACCAATTTCGGGTTGGTGCCTGTTGCCTTGTTCAATAGGTCCATTTGTGCCGGTTTGATGCACTGGTTTGACCGGTAGCCGTTGACCTTCCGTGTGGCCTTCAAGTCCGCTCCGACTGCCTTGGCTATCACTTCGGTGATAGTTGACACGAGAACCTCGTGTGGCTCGGCGGTGCTGTTGATGAACTCCTTCATCGTGGTTGCTGTTGTTGTTGGGGTTTTTGCCTCCATGTTTGGTCCTATACCAGTTCCCTATATGAAGTTATTATGACTATTCCATGAAACTGGCCTAATTTGGGGGTTTTTGATTCGGTCGGTGTCGGCCTGCCGCCGGTTTTGAATCGCTGTTTTTGGGCTGTTTAGGGGGTTTTATTCTTGTTGTCATTCATGTTTCTGCTTTGGTGTGACTAACCGTTGCACTGCGAGGCAGTGGCCCTTGTTTCGCCAGCCCAATTTTACCCCAACATGATTCAATCATGTGCATTTTTTTTGACCGAACGGCTCCGGCTGTCACCACCGGACACCTTCGATTCTGGGCTGATTTCGCAGGTCAGGTAGGTCGTGACTTTTAGGGCACCCTAAAAGTCCGATTAGGAATAATTTTCAAGAGTGGTTCATGTTTTAGGGCACCCTAAAAGTAGCGTCCGATAGTCGCGACTACGGAAAGGGGTCCAAAAATAGTCGCGTTCAAAAATACGAAAGAGAGAAAATCAGCAGAAATTCTTCGGAAAAACGCGCTCAACGGGTGGGCCATTCGTCTCGACCGATTGAGCCATAGAAGGCAATGGTGTCGGCGTCGTTCTTGGCCTGTTGAGCCTGTTCGATGGCTTCGGGTAGGGAAGCGGCCATGGCAGCATCTCGTGCGGCTTGGGCGGCCTTGAGGCGTGTGTTCTCTTTGGTGAGGCGTACGACTTCCTCACGGAGTTGCTCGGCGACATGGAAGGGGTGTTCAACGACCGGTTGAGGGTATGTCTTAGCGCAGGCCCAAACGGGCTCGACGGTATCACAGCAGGCGACGCAGTAGTGAACTTGATAATTAGAACGGCCACCGGTGGTTTGAGTTTTGGTGGAAGTGAAATGTGTCATTTTACAGGTCGGGCAAATCTTGATTTTTTTGTTGAGTTCCATGTGTATATCTCCATTTTTCGGTTCATCTCGGCCATTCACCGGCTAAGTTGACCTGTATCGGTACATAGGGGGTTGGGCTTATATAACTATCCAAGTGCCCTTCTCCTTTTCAATAGTCGCGACTACGAATATAACCCTTAATAATAGTCGTTAATTTTTTTTGCCATAAACCGTTTTTTCATAGTCGTTATTATCGAAATTATAGTCGGGTGG